AAACGGCAGGCTTCAAGATACTGATTGGTATGTCACCAGAAAAGCAGAAGCTGGAACGGCTATTCCTAGTGCGACTTCTACATACAGAACGAAGGTAAGAACGGCATCGAAAACGATTGAAGATAAAATAAATGCTTGCTCTAATTTGTCCGCTTTCAAAGCATTGTTTGATGTTCCAGTTGATAGTGATGGAAAGCCAACTGGAAATGCTCCTATCTACGATTGGCCTAAAGAATGAGTAAGCCAACTCTTACCTCATTGACAGAACAGATCCATCAACTTGATACACGTTCTCATCGCCTCGAAACTGAAACAAGTATTCAGTTCAAGGATCTTTTTAATCGTATTAAGCGCATTGAAGGTATCCTTATTGCTGCTTTTGCTACAACTATTATTATTCTTTTAACTGTGGCACTCCAACTCTAAACAAACTTAAAATAGATAAGTCGGGCATATATTACCGGGGATCAGATCCCACCGATTTCAGGTGATATTATGGACCCAATGACATTATTCGCTGCGGTGACGAGTTCATTTCAGATCGTAAAAAAGTTAGTAAACGCAGGGAAAGAATTTGAGGATGTTTCACTCCAGATAGGCAAATGGATGGGTGCCTGCGCTGACCTTGAACATCAGCATAAAAAACTAAAAAACCCTACCCTCTTAACTAGACTGAAAAAAGGAAAATCTATTCAAGAGGAAGCCTTTCAGTTGGTTCAACATAAGGCAACTATTGAGAAACAAAGAGATGAATTGCAACATCATATTATCTGGACACTTGGGTTGGGTCAGAAGGGCTGGAACTCACTTTTAGAAACGGAACGCAGTATCAGAATTGCTAGGAAAAAGGAAAAGTTTGATCGTGAAGCAAGGATTGAAAAAATACAATTTATTGTGGTACTCACTGTCGTTGGTCTTGTGGGTGTGGGTCTACTCATTGGTCTTGCCTACGGCCTCAAACTCCTCGACAACTGATGAAAATACTATCTGTAGATTACACCGTGTAGCAGTCCTAATTAGGAACCCTGGAGCGCATCAAACTCGCGATGTATTGTGTATATACTACGGGGATCAAAACACTGTTGAAACGGCCATAATTCAGTACTCACCAAGGCACCGTTGCCAGGTAGAATATCAGTGTCTGATGAACCCTTCCCCAACAAGAAAAGCAATAACAGAAATCATTAATGAGTTTGAGGAAAATGGCTAAAAAATTACAAGAAGATAGTATGCTCAATCCCTATGATCTGGACGGAGACGGATGTGTCAGTGATGATGAAGTGAATAAGTCCAAGGAGATCCGTGAGTTCGAAGATCAGAGCAGAAAACATCTGGCTCAATTAAGACTTGCCAGGTATTCATTAATAGCAATTGCAATTTATACCTTGCTACTTTTCATGCCATTTGTCTCAGACGAGAGAATAGAATTGCTCACCAGTATTTCAGATTTATTTTACATTTCACTCTGTTCAGTTGTGGGTGCCTATATGGGATTTACTAGCTGGGCAACTCGAAACGGGAAGTAAAAATGTTATCACTTTTAGGATCTGCATTAGGGTTTGGCACAAGCATAATTCCGAGTGTCATTGATCTCTTCAAACAACGTCAAGCCGACAAACAAGAGTTGGCAATGTTGCAAGCAAAGGCTCGTTATGCGGCACAATTATCTGAACTAAAGATTGATGAATTACGTTCTAAAAGCGACATCGCTGAAATAGAAGGAATTCATAAAGAGCAAGCAGCGGCAGTCAGCAAGTCAACCTTTGCAGCTGCCCTATCAGGGTCAGTCAGACCAATCGTAACATATCTATTTGTAGGTATATTTCTCACAGTAAAGATCACCGCCCTGGTAACTGCAATGAAGGCAGGCCAAACATTGAATGACGCGATGCCGATTATCTGGGATCAGGATACTCAAATTCTTTTTAGTGGAATTATTAGCTTTTGGTTTGGGCATAGAGCCTTCGAAAAACTTAGGCAAAGGAAAGGATAAAAAATGGACATAGATAAGCTGCGTGAGCAACTGAAAATTGATGAGGGTATTAAGCATGAAGTGTACCTAGATCACCTTGGATTGAAGACTTGTGGAATCGGTCATTTGTGCCTTGATGGGGAGCCAGAATTTAGCATGGAAGTTGGCGAAGAAATCTCTGATGAACGAGTTAACGAACTCTTCGAAAAAGATGTCGAAATTGTTCTTGGAGATTGCAGAAAATTGTACCCGTATTTTGATGAACTCCCAGAGGAAGCGCAGCAGATAATTGCCAACATGATGTTTAATATGGGACTGCCAAGATTGTCTAAATTTAAGATGATGAAAGCCGCAGTTGACCAGAAGAATTTTCGTGAAGCCGCAAACCAGATGAAAAGTTCGAAGTGGTATGTCCAGGTAAAAAATCGGGCAGACAGATTAGTTAACCGAATGGAAGGAATTCAATAATGCCGATGGTTAATGGTAAAAAATATTCATACTCTAAAGCAGGCAAAGCAGCTGCAAAAAAGGAAGCTGCAAAGACGGGCAAGAAGGTTCAAATGGGTTCAAAGAAAAAGTCATTGATGAAGACTTATCGTTGACTTTGAAAGTCAAGGTAAAAGCAGAGAATCGTGTGCTACCGTTGTGCTACCTTTTAAAGCATATAGGATCGTATAGTATAGTATAAAATCGTATAAAAACCTAAGAAATCGTATAGGATCAGTGCTTTCCACTAGAACCTAAATCTAGTGCGTCTACCAATTCCGCCACACCCGCATTCGTTTATATCTCCTTGTTATCTATAACTTTCTGGAAAAATAGTGCAATACCCCTCCCCTAATTTTTTTAATTTGTGCTACCTTTTGTGCTACTTTTAATAGCACAACTATTGAATTATTGATTATTCCAAGCTATATTATTGACTATAAGAGTTAATTAATTGAAAGGAAGCAATCGAAATGGCGAGAGAAACCGCACCCTTAAATGTGAAAAAATATAGAGATTATTTTGTAATAAATGGTAAAAGAATTGGTCTTGGAATAAGGCATGGAAACTACCCAACAAAAGGAGAGGCTCAGAAAGCAGCTGCTATTCTCTTAGCAAATTATCTTACTGGCAATTATGCCAAAACTAAAGTCAATGAGTTTGACAAGGTAACTGTCGAAGATGCCTTTCACCAGTTTAAACTAAATCTCAAAAAGAAGTTTGATAATGGGGAGATTACAATCTCCACTCATGAAAATACTTTGAATGCTCTTACCTGGTTTCTGTCACTTAAAATTAGTTCTCAGAAACTTTCTTCTCATCGCTGCTCAGAGATTTTTAACCGCTATAATATTGAGGATTTCCAAACAGAATTTAAGGCCCATTGTAAGCGCGATCATGCTGCCTATTCTACTAGAAAACAGAAGAAGCATTACTGTGAAGTTTTTCTCAGATATGTGATTAGAAAAGGATGGGGAACTGCTAACCCGTTGACTTGCAAAGACCTCACATTAGCCCTCAAAGATAAGGCAGTAAATCGCGATACATCTTACCTTCATATTTGTGTAGAAAATGATTTCCCAAGTATCTACCAGGCACTCGAAACAGAGACACCTTTCAACAAAACAATTTTCCACCTTGGCCTAAATACGGGTGTCCGACAGTCCGAAATAAGAGGCCTTCGTTGGGGTAATGTTGATCTTGAAACTTCAAACATTTTTGTTGAAGAAGCTATCATTACCGAGAAAGACCCTAACAAAGAGAGTGGTCTACGCATTCGAAAAAAGGGAACTAAAACAGATAAGGGAGAGCGCGAAATTCCTATCGATCCAGAGGCCGTTAGGCTCCTTAGACTGCATAAAGCAGCTAGTCCAAAAGTGTCTGAAAACGACATAGTGTTTCCTGGCTTTGTGCATGACGCATTGAGTAAAGGTTTTTTTAGGGATCTGATGAAAAGACTTGTTAAGAGGTCTGGAGTTAAACATATTACCTGGTCAGCATTAAGACATTTTTATGCGTCATATGCTATCGCAAACCTTAATCAAAATTTTGAAAGAGCAGCTAACACTCTAGGTCATACATCTATAGAATTTACTAGAACCCAGTATGCCCAGCCAGTAAAAAATGTGAAGCATGAGCAAGAACTGAGAGAGGCTGGCACAGTTCCTATACATCTAGTTGCATCCTAAGTTTTTCAATCTCGTTGGCAGGCACATACAGTCGCTTGCCAACTTTCACCCCTCGAATTTCACCTTCAGTTATCATCTCCTTTACCTTGACCTGGTAATGGTTGTTACCATCTCCAAAAAATAAAGATGCGGTTTCTCTTAACGTATAAAGTAACTTCTGAACCATAACCAAATCCTTCCAAATTTCGTTTTACTTAATCTTTCAATTCTCTTTCTCTCAACCCATAAATCGATCCATAAAATGGGGCGCACGGCACACCTCATCGGACTGTAAATGGATCATCATCAGCAGCTGGTGCTGACGGTTGAAATTGGGGTTCCCTGGTAACCTCTGAAACTGGCTGCAAACCTTCCATCCGAAACTTATT